CCACACAACAGCAGATTTTTGAGTTTCGAGGTATTGATAATCTTTTCGTTGCAAGGGTGACGAAGGATGACGATACAGGGTATACTTGTGATACGCCGGTTCGGCTTTCCTACATTGCAGAAGCTGCAAAGTCTACGGACAGCAACAGCGAAGCGCATTACTATGATAACAAATCTATGATCGTGATCAACAGCGAATCCGCTGACACGATCACGCTGACAATTGCGCCGCCGTCACTTGAAATGCTTGCTTTCATTCTTGGCAAGTCGTTTGACAGCACGACCGGCATGTTTATCGACAGTGAACGCAATCCGGATTATTTCGCTATCATGTACCGGACAAAGGGTACAGACGGAAAGTATCGCTATGTAAGCCGCCTGAAAGGACGTTTTTCCATTCCTGACGAGGATAACGCCACAGAGGACGACGGGACCGATACAAACAATGTGCAGGTCGTGTTTACCGGAATCTACACGGAACACGAATTCGCAAAGGGAAAAAAGGATGCGCTTGGCAACTGGGTTGCTGGCGCTGCAAAGGGAATTATTGTCGATACCAGATACGGCGACGTGAATTTCGGCAGCTTCTATTCGCAGATCCAGACGCCGGATACTTGGAGCAAATCCGAAGTACAAGGCATTGCAGTTCTGCCGTCTACGGCAAGCCTGCAAACCGGAAAGTATCTGACGATGCAGGCAGCGCTTTATCCGTCTGGTTCGACCGGCAGTGTCGCATGGACGAAGGACAACGACAAGGTCACATTCCTTGACGATGACGGCGGCACAACGATGCAGGTCGTCGGCGTTTCTTCGGGTGATTGCATTGTAACTGCTACATGCAACGGCAAGACGGATACATGCACAATCAATGTGTTTGCTGCGCCGAACCCGTAAGATAAGTATATCAAAATCAAAGCGGCGGCATTCTTTCGGTTGTCGCCGCTTTTTCAAAAAAGGAGTATATCATGAGTACATTAGTTTTGAATATTTACTCGGCTGATGACAAAAGCATCGTCGAGAAAAGATATACCGCAGAAAGCTATGATCTGATGCTAGGAACTGTCGAGGATATCATGCAGCTGATCGACGCTGACAAGATGAACGATAATACCGAGATTACAAAGCTGGTAATAAAGGGATACGGCAAGCTGAAACCGTTCATCAAGGATGTTTTCAACGGCGTGACTGATGAAGAATTGCAGCGCGTTAAGGTCAAAGAGCTGATTCCTACTTTCGTACAGATTTTCAAGTCGATTCTTGATGATCTGGATATCCTGAAGACGGGAAACTGAAAGAGGGCGTGCGGGATAACACGCCCATTTACGAAACGCTTTTTGAAATGGAAATGAATCTGTCAGAACGATTTCAATCTTTTACACCGATATCGCTACGGAGAGAAAAGGCTCGTGAAGTGTTTTTGCTTTTGGCGAGGCTTGGGAAATATTCAAGGCGAAAAGAGCGCGAGGAAAAGCGCGGAAGGATTGTAAAAATTCCCGCCGGTGATAAGTGGTTTTGAAAGGAGGCGGAGAAATGGCAAACGATGCGACAACAAAATTCAAAGTCGATATATCCGACTTGAAAAAGAACATACAAGAGGCGAACCGGCAAATCCGCCTTGCAAATGCGGAGTTCAAAGCGGCGTCCGCCGGTATGGAGGATTGGGCGTCTACAGCTGACGGATTATCTGCAAAACTGCAATCGACTGACAAGGTGCTGAAAGCGCAAAAAACGATTCTCGGCGACTATGAAAAGCAGCTAGATTTGATCGTAAAAGAGTACGGCGAAACGTCCAAAGAAGCCGACGAAATGCGAATAAAGATTGCAAATCAGCAGGCGGCAGTTGCAAAAACGGAAAAGTCTTTTGCGGATTATCAGAAAAAGCTTTCTGAGATCGGAAAAGAAGAAAAGCAGGCGGCTGTGAATGCCGAAAAGCTTGAAAAAGCATTGCAGTTTGACGCAGACATGGACGACGTCGAAAAGGAAATCAAAAGAGCAAGCAGAGAAATCAAGCTTGCGGATGCCGAATTTCAAAAAGCGTCCGCAAGCATGGACGACTGGAAAAAAACGGCAGATGGCTTGACGGCAAAAATCAAGCAGCAGGAAAAAGTTTTTTACAGTCAAAAGTCGATACTTGCAGCGTATGAAAAGCAGCTGCGTCTGATTGAAAAAGAGTACGGCGCAAACAGTGACGAAGCGGAAGAAATGCGCCTGAAAATTGCAAATCAGGGCGCTGCGATTGCGAAAACTGAGAAATCTATATCCGGATACAAAACGGAGCTTGCAAATCTTAGCAAAGAAACGTCTGACGCTACAAAGGATACAGACGGGCTTGCTGATGCAGTTGACGATCTGGATAGCAAAAACAAGGATGCAGAAAAGTCGTCAAAGACGCTTGGTGACGTTCTGAAATCCGGACTTGCTGCCGGTGCAAAAGTTGCAGGTGCAGCGATCAAAGCCGCTGCTGCGTCTATCGGAGCTGCTGCCGTTGCCGCCGTGAAGTTTGGCAAAGATGCCGTTTCTTCCGGTATGGACTTTGACAGCTCTATGTCACAAGTAGCGGCTACAATGGGGAAAACCGTTGACGAGATCGAGGACTTGCGGGATTTCGCACAGGAAATGGGCAGCGTAACGGCGTTTTCCGCAACACAGGCGGCGGATGCGTTAAACTATATGGCACTTGCAGGCTACGATGCAGAAACGGCAATGAAGATGCTGCCGAACGTGCTGAACCTTGCGGCTGCCGGAGGTATTGAGCTTGCTGGTGCATCGGACATGGTGACAGATGCACAGTCTGCGCTTGGGCTGTCCATTGACCAGACGGCGGAACTTGTAGACAAAATGGCAAAAGCCGCATCAAAGTCAAACACTTCCGTTTCGCAGCTTGGTGACGCGATCCTGACAATCGGCGGAACTGCAAAAGGAATGGCAGGAGGCACAACAGAGCTTGCAACCGCGCTTGGTATCCTGGCTGATAACGGAATCAAAGGCGCAGAGGGCGGCACGGCGCTTAGAAACATTCTGCTGACATTATCCGCGCCGACGGACAAAGCGGCAGAAGCTATGCAGGCAATCGGGCTCGAAGCATACGACGCAGAAGGAAATCTGCGGCCGTTGGAAAGCATTTTCAACGATTTGAACCGTGCGCTTGGCAGTATGACAGAGGGCGAGAAAACAAACGTCCTGAACGACATTTTTAATAAGGTCGACTTGAAGTCTGCAAATGCGCTGCTTGCGACAAATGCTGACCGGTGGAATGATCTTGCAAGTGCGATCGGAGAGGCAAGCGGAGCAGCTGAGGCAATGGCAGGAACGCAACTTGATAATCTTGCCGGAGACATAACGCTATTTAACTCTGCGCTTGAAGGCGCAAAGATAACCGTTTCAGATGCGCTGACGCCTGCGCTGCGTGAATTTGTGCAGCTCGGAACGGACGGCGTTTCAAGGCTTGCAGAAGCTTTCAAGCAAAACGGCCTTGAAGGTGCTATCGCAGAGCTATCCCCTATTTTCGGAAAGATCCTCGAAAAAATAACCGGCTTGCTGCCTGCCGTGATAAAGGTGTCAACGGAGCTGATTACAGCGATTGCGGAGCAGCTGCCGCCTATACTGCAAAGCATTTTGCCGCCTTTGATTCAGGGCGTTTCGCAAGTGCTGCACGCACTGGTGCAGCAGATGCCTGCGCTGATGCAGATTATTTCGGATTCACTCCCGATTTTGCTTGACGCGCTGCTGACGATATTGCCGAAAGTGGTTGACGTCGGCCTGCAAATGATAGGACAGCTTGCAGTCGGAATTGCAAAAGCGCTGCCGGCACTGATCCCGGAGATTGTCGATATTGTGATGAAGATCGGCGAAACTCTGATTGATAATATTGATATCTTGGTAGACGGTGCAATGCAGCTTATAATCGGCCTGACGAAAGGCATTATAGATGCGCTGCCGCTGCTTATGGATAAAGCGCCGGAAATCCTTGAAAAGTTCATTGACGCACTGCTGATGAACTGGCCTATAATCCTTGATGCAGCTTTGCAGCTGGTTGACATGCTGGTAAAGGGTATCAAAGAAAATCTGTCGAAGCTGATTGATGCAGCGATCCGGATTTGCCTTGAATTTGCAAACGGGATCATTGACGCAATGCCGATTGTGCTTGACGGTGCAATGCAGCTGATGATTGGAATCGCAAATGCAATGATTGAAGCGCTTCCGGTGCTTATAGGTATCATGCCGGAAATCATTGAAAAACTGGTTGACGCGCTGATTGAAAACGCACCTGCAATCCTTGACGCGACCGTGAAAATGGTTGAAATGCTGACGCAGACGATCATTGAAAATATACCGCTGCTGCTGAATGCGGCAAAACAGATCATAATTGCAATCGGAACCGGCCTGCTGAAAAATGCCGGAACGATGAAAGCAAGTGTGAAAAAACTATTTGACAAGATCGGCGGTATTATCGGCGATTCACTCGGCAAGGCTGCTGACTGGGGCAAAAGCATTGTGGAGAGTATCGGAAACGGTATCAGCTCCATGATAAACGGTGTACAAGAGAAAATCAAAGCGATTTTTACACCGATTGTTGATTGGTTCAAATCGAAAGTAATCGAACCGATAATGAAAATTGTGCGGCCTGCTTTCGATATCATAGGTCATCTTGCAGCGGGTACAGTAAAAGCTATAAAATCTGTTTTCGGCTCAATTGCAACTTGGTTCGACAAAACTGTTGTGCAGCCGATTTCAAGCATCTTCGAGAACGGCGTGAAGATCATCAAACAGCTGTTTGATGGATGCGCAAATGCGATCAAAGCGATCTGGGGCGCTGTGTCAGGATGGTTCAACGAAAATGTTATCGAGCCTGTTTCAAAGTCCTTCGGGGACTTGTGGGACGCAATCGGCGCTAAAGCTGACGCTGTATGGTCGAAAATCAAAGCGGTTTGGAACGTGGTTTCAAGCTGGTTTCAGAAGAATATCACGCATCCTGTTTCGGATTTCTTCGGCTGGATGTGGGATAAACTGAAAACAGGCGCTTCGGATGCGTGGGAAGGAATCAAAAAAGTCTTCAGCGTTGTTTCCAACTGGTTCAAAGACACGTTTTCAGAAGCTTGGCAGAAGGTCAAGGATGTTTTCAGTACCGGCGGCAAGGTATTTGACGGAATAAAAGAGGGAATTACAGAGGCATTCAAAACGGTTGTCAACGCGATCATTCGAGGCATAAACAAAGTCGTTGCAATCCCGTTCAATGCGATCAATGATATGCTTGATACGTTGCAAAACGTAGAAATTGCCGGAATACATCCGTTTGAAGGATTGTTCTCTCGCCTGCCGGTTCCGGAGATTCCAGAACTAAAAAAGGGTGGTGTCCTGAAAAAAGGACAGGTCGGCCTGCTGGAAGGTGACGGCGCTGAGGCAGTTGTACCGCTTGAAGATAATAAAAAGTGGATTGCTGCAACCGCTGAGCAGCTAAAGCGCGAACTGATTTCAAGCGGGATTATTGGGAACACGGTATCAAACAATCAGGTTGTAAACAATTACAATTTTGTGCAGACAAATAACAGCCCGAAATCGCTTTCAAGGCTGGAAATCTACCGGCAAAGCAAAAATCTTTTGAGTATGGCGGGGGGTGCCTGAAATGTATAGACTTTCAATTGCGAAAGACGGCGGTGAAGAAATTGCAATGACAGGTAATCCCGCTTTTGACATCATAAAATTTGAGGGAACAAACCCGCCTGCGGCGAATATAAACACTGCCGTCGTCGCAGGCGTTGACGGAACGCGATTCACATCTGCGCGGATCAATCAGCGGAATATTATTATCACTTTGAATATCAGGCCGCCGATTGAAAAAAACCGCACAGAGCTATATAGCTTTTTCAAGCCAAAAGAGCATGTAAAACTGCTGTACAAAAATGCGTATCGGGATGTATATACGGAAGGATATATCGAAAGCGTAGAAAACAGCCCGTTTGGCAAAGTGCAGCAGCCGACTATTTCGATCATATGCCCGAACCCGTTTTGGCTTGCAAAAAATGAAACAGTCGAGTATTTCTGCTATAGCCGTGCGCTTTTTGAATTCCCGTTTTCGATACCGTCTTCCGGGATAGCGTTTTCATCGTTGGAGCAGCTTACAACTACCGTGATAAACGGCGGAGAAGCTGAAACGGGGGGCATCATTACATTCACTGCAAAAGACGACGGAATTATCAATCCCGTGTTTACAAATCTGCGGAATGGACAGTATTTCGGCGTAAATATCACGATGCAGGAAGATGACGTTATTATTATAAATACAAATGTTGGAGAGAAATCTGCAAAGATGATACGAGCCGGATCCGTGACAAATCTGCTTAGTTCGCGAATGGCCGGATCATCTTGGATTGTATTTGAACCGAATGAAAACAGAATAAACATTTCTGCATCCGATAAGCTGACGTATCTTGATTGCGAGGTCATGCTCGTGCAGCGTTTCGAGGGGGTGTGACAGTGGAACTAATGATCCGAAATAAATATTTCGAGCCTCTTTGCATTGTGGACGGGTACACATCGCTTATCTGGGTAAAAAGGTATTATCATTGCGGTGACTTCGAGTTGTATATACCGGCAAATAGGAGCCTGTTGCAATACATAAAACCAAATTATTATGTCACGCGCGACGATGACGATTCGTTTATGATTATAGAAAAGCTGCATGTCAAGGAAGATGCCGAAAACGGGGATTATTTCATTATTTCCGGTCGAAGCCTTGAAAGCATTTTGCTTCGGCGCGTGGAATACGGTATAAGCCGATATGTAAACGAATCGAGTCCGCTATCCGCGATATGGCAATACATGTATGTTTTCTTTATGAATCCAAATGATTCATCAAGATATGTGCCAAATTTTTATTGTGACACTTCCGGTGTAACAATCGAGGAAGAAATTACAGATTATTGCTATTGCAAAACTGCATATGACATTGTTACGTCAATTCTTGTAAACTATGATTTTGGAATGAAAATGACATATGATTATAGTCAGGAAAAAATCATAATGTCGTTTTATCGTGGTTCTGCCGTTGATGTAGTCTTTTCCAGTGAATTCGACAATTTAATTTCTGCGGATTACGAATTCGACATAACAAATATTGCAACGCAGGCGTTTGTGAGAGGAAAAAACGAAGATTATCAATTTGTCGAAACATCACAGGAGCGCGGGCTTGACAAGCGCGAGGTGTATGTCGATGCGCAAAATGTAGAGGTCGACCAGGCCGCTACAGCGCAGGAATACCGCGCAGCTCTGCGTGAGAGAGGCAAAGAGGCACTTGCAACCGAGTACAGCGTACATGAGAGCTTTGAGGCGGACGTCGAACCGGAGGTGACATTCCGGTACAAAACAGATTGGAATCTCGGCGACACGGTAACGGTAGTCAATCGGTATGGCGTAACATCACATCCGAAAATCGTTGAAGTGATCGAGTGCTGGGACGAAACCGGATACAAGGTTATCCCGACTTTTGATTCATTGGAGGTGGTATAAATGGCGATTACAAGCGGATTTTTTGATAGTGTGAACAGTGACAGACTTTACAACGCGGAGCAAATGTCACATTATTTTGACGGCCTGATTTCTGACGGTGTATATGAATCAGTCGGCGGTAAGTTTAACGTAACATCTGCATATGACGGAATGAAGGTAAATGTCGCAAGCGGTCGTGCTATCATCAAGTGCCATTGGATATATAATGACGAACAGATGCAGCTGACGCTGCCGCCGTCTGATGCGACGTACAACCGCATAGACGCGATTATCCTGAAACTTGACAGAGATGCGCGAAGTATAACGCTTGAAGTGAAAACCGGAACGCCTGCGGCGTCTGCGACAATGCCGGAGATGACAAGAAACGACCATGTATGGGAGCTGTGCCTTGCAACAGCACTTGTACTTGCGGGCGGCACACAGCCGTATCAGATTTGGGATTATCGCGGATCATCTTTGTGCGGATGGGTGACCGGTCTTATCAATCAGGTAGATACGTCAACGCTTTTCGCGCAATGGCAAGCCGCGTATAACGATCAATACAATGTGTTTTCTGCGTTTATGTTGGAAAAAATGACGGAGTTTAACAACTGGTTTTCGACCTTGACGCAGCAGCTTGCAGTTTATACGAATCTTGTAAAATACATGTCATCGTACCAGATCCTTTCAAATGGTCAGCAGTTTGCAAGAATCGGCATTACGGAGTTTGATCCGGATTCGGATATCCTTTTTGCATACAAAAACAGACTGTATATGCAGGAGGGCGAAGATTATACAATCGACGGGCATCACAACACGATTATTTTCACAAATCCTGCATGGGTAAAGGCGAACGACGTTGTTTCGTTCGTAGTGCTGAAAAATACAATCGGCGGCGATATCATCGAGCCAACATTTACGAACCCGATTGCAAGCACAGTGAACAACAATGTCGTCGGGACATTCACATATTCGGAGGTGTAAAAAATGGCTATCAGTTCCCAGTTTATCGGCGGCAATAACGCCACATTGCAGAGCTTTCTGCAAGGGACAGGATTCTTCGGCAGCGTTGAGTACGACAGCGGCACAAACACGGTAACAATGAAGGATTCAGACAATAATGTGCTTGCGACTTTTTCCGGAAATAAAACATTTACCGCATATGTAGATGCGACAAACAATGCGAGCAAGCAGTTTACAACGGCAGCAAATTACGGAATCCATACGGCGTATAAATGCGCAAACGGCATTCTGCTGAAATTCTCCGGCCTGACTTCTGGATATGTATCATATATGGCGCATATCCTGATCGCAAAGACGAATAATAACAAACTCGCATTTATTTTTTCCAACACGAACGCTGTAGCAAATGATATAGCTTACAAGCAGTTTTACTGCGTAGCGTGGGGCGATTCCACAGATATCGCTGCACAGGAAATGGGCGCGAATGGGAACAACCAAACGCTTATGATTCCATTCGTATCCGGCGCGGAAGACGGCGAAACGTCGTATACTACAGATGCATATTATCTGCTGTATGCACAGTTCTACGCAATGGGCTACGGCAAGCTTAATGGGGACGGAGCAGTATATCTGACAAATGGCTACTGGGCGATAAAGGATGAATAAACGGAGGTGCTAAAATGAATGATATAATTCAGACGGTGTCAACTGTAGGCTTTCCGATCGCGTGTTGCTGCTTCCTGCTTTGGCAAAACAGCAAACAAGATCAGTACAACCGAGAGCAACAGCAAAAGCTGCGTGACACGATAGACAACAACACCCGCACGATTGATAAGCTGGCCGGTATCGTCGCCGAGCTTGCAAAAAGGATGGAGGAATGAAAATGTTCAAACCGAGAACAACAAGGCCGGAGGCCGGTAATAAGTACTATATCCGGAGAGAAAGCGGCGGATATTCCAGAGCGATCAAAGGATATCCGACAGACAACCTTTGCGACGTTTTGTCAAACTGCGTCGGATATGCATACGGGAGATTTCACGAGATCGCAGAACGTAAAGAAATGGATTTATTCGATCCGGTCAATGCAGAAAATATTTTGCAGAATGCCAAAGATCACGGCTTGAAAACCGGAACAGAGCCGAAGATCGGAGCACTGATCGTCTGGCAGAAGGGCGCGACGCTGAAACCGGACGACGGAGCCGGACACGTTGCAGTTGTTGAACGTATTGACGAAGACGGAACAATCCTGACGTCTGAAAGCGGATACGGAGCCGAAAATCCGTTCTGGACAACCGCGAGGAAACCGCCGTTTGCATACATGTCCGGCTTCAAATTTCTAGGATTTGTGTATCAGCCGGACGGGAGCAAAAACCCATATCCGGAGCCGAAAAGAGTCCTAAAAAATAACTGCTTCGGCAGTGACGTCAAGTGGTTGCAGTATGAGCTGATCGAATCCGGATATATGCGAGAAAACGAAATTGACGGCGATTTCGGTAAAATAACACTTGGCGCTGTATTGGCGTTCCAGTTTGAGCACTCGCTCGAAGTGGACGGCGTATGCGGAGACAAAACAGTTGAAGCCCTGAAACTTGCATTCTGATCGAAGAAAAGGGGCATAAAATGAAGCACAACATTGAACTACCAAATTCAGAAATCGAACAAAGGATATCGGAGTACATTCACAGCGAAAAATACAGGCGTATCGCCCGCATGAAGCTGATCGACGGGCTGACGCTGGAATGTATAGCCGAAGTCGTAGAAATGTCAACGGCGCAGATTTCCCGCATCGTGAAGCAGTGCAAAAAAATGATTGAATAATGATATGAAAATGACCGCTTTATGCTATGGCAATGCGGTCATTTTTTTGATATGATGAAGAAAGAAAGTGAGGCGGTAACAGTGTACGAAAATGGAATTTATAATCCGGCAATCATGCCGTATTTCGGGATGCAGCCGCAAAGACCGGCGCAGCGTCAGGAAGTTGTGAAGGTGAACGGAGAAAACGGCGCTATGGCTTTACAGCTGCCGCCGAACAGCTCCGCGATTGCACTTGATATGTCCGGAACGATGATCTGGCTTATAACAACAGACGGAGCCGGATACAAGTCCGTGAATCCGTTTGACATTACGCCACATCAAACAGCACAGCCGCCTGACTTTGCAAGTCTCGAAAGCCGTATATCTGCACTTGAAAGGATGATGAACAATGCAAGCACCGATTCTGCAATTACTGAATCAGGGGCAGACTACACAGCCTACACATCATCAAGCACTAAAACAGATGATCGGCACGATAAAGGCCGCAAGTAATCCGACGGCGTATGTGCAAAACATGATTCAGAAAGCAATTACGGAGAAAAATCCGCATCTGTTTAAGGCGTTGAATTTTATAAAAGAAAACGGGAATGACGCGAAAGCCGCGTTTGAAAAGCTTGCAGCAGAAAACGGCATCAATCCGGCTGATATAGGGCTTTAACCGTCAGGCGCGCAATCGAGGAATTCAATACATAATCAAATTGTGCAGTCTGCAACAAAGCGGGCTGCACTTTTTGTATGAAAAGTACAATCTAAAAAAATCCTGAAAAACGCTTGATTTTATGCTCCAATTGTAGTATAATAAAAGCATAAGAAAGAGGCCGGTCGAAAGACCAGAACACAATGCGGAGGTAAAGAAATGAAAGCTTATATGATTATCGCAACTGTAAACGGAATCGACTATCTGACAAAAGTCAATGCAGAAACCGAAAGCGGAGCAGAACACATGGTTCTGGATTTGAGTGTTTGCGGAATGCACACATACGGCGTCACAGCCTGCATGGCATATGATGACAAGTCTATGAAGTATGACACATTCATATACAGTGAACTTGCAGCAGAACCGGTCGGTTTTGAAGCACTGAAAGAAATCATAGCAGCCAGAAACGCTGAAATCCTTGAAAAGGATGCAGCAGAAAGAAGAATCAGCGAAATCGAACAGAGCATGAAGGAACTGCAAAAGGAACTGGAACAGGGCATGAAGGAACTGCAAAAGGAACTGGAACAGGCAAAAGCAATCCTGTCAGCGTAACAGAAGATGCCGAGCCGGATCGGCGGTCTCCGGCAAGAAGCCAACAACCGATAGGAGGAAAAATCATGAAAGCAAGAATTACAAATATCAACTTTGCGCATGTCGGGCGCAACGAAGGCTGCTGCTGCGACAGATGCGGGCAGTACATTCAGAATATCTGGTATGTCGATTTCTCGACCGGACAGCGCATAACATTTGGCATTGACTGCTTCGAAAAGGTATGGAAAGCAGGCAATCTTTCACAGTACGGTATTAAGATGTTCCGTAAGCTGCTGAAATCTATCGAGTATCACAATAAGATGCACGAATATTGGAAAACGGTGACTGAGGAACAGGCAAGAGCAGACGGACAGCTTGCATGGACGATTGACAGTACAGAATCTGATTCATATTGGCAAGGAAAGCCATTCGAGGAATACAGGCAGTTCGAACTGGAATGCTGCGAGCTTAGACACAAGGAAGATCAGGAAGAGCTTCAAAAGTTCCGCAAATGCGGTTTTGAAATCTGAAAAACAGGCCTTGCCGGAGGCATTGTATCCGGCAATGAACGAAGGAGGGCAAAGAAATGAACGCGAAGGAAATCACTTTTGACGAACTGGAAAAGATGCTTGCCGATTACTACGAATGCGGCGAGATCGGAGACAAAGGGAAATTCTATGCAGTTGACCGGAACGGGCACTGCACGGCAGTAGACAACAGCACCGGCGATATGTGGGCGGAGGCATTCAACGATGTGACCGCCGCGCTGATTTGGCTTGCAGATTGAAGGAGGTACAGGATCATGAAAAGATATGTGAAGGAATGCGCGAACGACTGTATGAAGGAGCTTGACCGGCTGGAACAGTTTGACATGGATGCAGCCCGCTATTACGGGCGGCTCGATGCCAAAGAGGAAAAGGAAATCCGGAGCATCTATTCCGCGAAGCGGCAGCGCGTGAAAATTATGCTTGAACAGTGTCAGTACGGATATATCAGCGATCTGAAAGCAACGGAGCTGATTGCAGGCGTATGAGCTTGACAACATAACACAAATGTGTTACAATGTATGCGGAAGGAGGTGAAGCGATGAATCTGCAAGAAATGAGACTGAAAGCCGGTCTATCACAAGGCAAGCTTTCCAAAGCGTCTGGCGTGAGTGTGAGAACAATTCAGCAGTACGAAAGAGGCGCACGAAACATTGACGGCGCGAGCCTTGAAACATTATGCGACTTATCGCTTGCTATAGGCTGCAAGCTGACTGATATACTGGAAAGCGAAAGTCTGAAAGAAAAGATAATCGAATCAATGAGAATAGAAAAAGCGCCTGAATAGGCGATTTTTTCTGTATATGCACAAAATGTCAAATTCTGCGGCGGTGATTTGTAGGAAATATAGAAATTCAAAAAAGTGCTTGACCTTATGCTCCATATGTAGTATAATGTAATTGTAAGGGAGAGCTAAAAGGCTCTTATAGAAAGAAGGTGGTGAGAACGGACATGACCATTTCAGAGGCGCTTATCAAGATCACAAAGCGGATTGAGAAGCTTGCAAGAAAGAATGAAAAGCTTGCAAGACAGAACAAAAAGCTGAAAGCTGATAATAAGCGACTCAAAAAGATGATTGAAAGCCTGAAAAAAGGCAAGTAAATCAAAAGGGTGCTGACACCCGATCAAAAGTCCAGCACCCTATCACGACGAGTGCGGGCGGTGACTCTTACCGCCGCCCACACTTACATTATAACAGATGTAAGAGAGAAAGTCAAGAGGATATAATGAAAAGGACCGCAGATATCGAAGAAATCACAAAGCAGCTTGAAAGCGGCGTGAAGGACGTTTTCAGCAGCGAAAAGTATGCCGAATATCTGGCATTCGTCAGCAAGTTCTACGACTACAGCATAAACAACAGCATTCTGATTTACATGCAGATGCCGACAGCTTCACTTGTGGCCGGTTTCAAGGCATGGCAGACCAAATTCAAGCGGAACGTGAAGAAGGGCGAAAAGGGAATCAAGATCCTCGCACCGATTCCGAGAAAGTTTGAAAAAGTGGTGAAAGATGCCGTGACCGGAGCAGAGACCGTCAAAGAGATCAACTACACAGATTTCCGCGCTGCATATGTTTTCGATGTATCACAGACGGAGGGCGAAGAAATCCCGAAATTCGTTTCCGATCTGAACGGCGATGTCAAATGTTTTGCAGAGATCGTCGAAAAGCTGAAAGAGCTTTCGCCCGTACCGGTCAGCTTTGAAGCTTTCGACAGTCCTGCAAAAGGCTTTTACAGTCACGCTGAGAAAAAGATCGTCGTGCAGCCTGATATGAGCGAACAGCAACAGCTGAAAACCCTGATTCATGAGATATCGCACGCGATCCTGCACAACGATGACGACGGAGCAGAAAAAGAGGCCGACCGGCATACAAAAGAGGTACAGGCCGAAAGCGTGGCCTATACAGTATGTGCAGCAATGGGGATTGACACAAGCGAATACAGTTTCGGGTATGTGGCAAGCTGGAGCAACGGAAAAGAGACGAAGGAATTGATTGAAAGCATGGACGTGATCCGGAAGACAGCAAAGGATATGATCGAGGCGCTGAAAGCAGCGTGAACAGAAAACCGGCAGTGTAAAAGCTGCCGGTTTGCTTTTTCTCTTTTTTGCAAGGGTGAAACAAAGAGTGGAATAGGACTCAATTTTGTGCAATCCGTTTCAATTTCTATCTGAAAATCTGAAAAAGAAAACCGCCCGTTTTTCAAGCAAACAGGCGGCTTTTGGCGGAGAAAGAGGGATTTGAACCCTCGCGACCCTTTCGAGCCCTACTCCCTTAGCAGGGTAACAAAATATGCATGAAAATGACGTAAATACGTTCGTGAAGATGCAAAATGGTGAAACGGAGGTGAAATATGTAAAACTTGACAATATAGAAACTCTATTTTTGTGCATGTATCCAAACGTTGAGAATCTAGAAACTTTTTTCGTAAAAGGTATAGACTTTCTAGAAAGTCTATGATATAATATAGCCAAGGAAAGGGAAGGAAAACCCAAAGGAAACCCAAGAGAGCGAACGGAGGAAAAGAAAATGAAGTACAGAGCATACAACGAAAACGAGATTTTCGCAGAGGCCGAAACACTTGAAAGCTGCATCGCAGCAATGCTCGAAAAAGTGAGCGACGATGATATCATCGACTGGAAAATCTGGATCGACAGAATGGACGACGAAGGCGAATGGCTCGAATCCTTCAACGAGTGTGACGTGTACGATATGGCGGTGAATGCATGAGAC